TCTTCCCGTATATCCCCGATGAAGTCCGAGCCGATGCTGGACAGTCCTTTTACAGTCAGACCTAGTCAGAGCTAATGACAACTAAAGCCAAAGCTAAACAACCGCTACGAGGGCTAACGCAACCACGCATTCACAGCCCACTTCTTAAGGGCAAGTCCAGAGGTTCTGAAGTTATTGAGATGGTCGAGCGTCTAAAGATGGACAAGCTCATGCCATATCAGGAGTTTATTCTCAAACAAATGATGATGGTCAATAAGAAAGACCAATACAGAATTAAGACTGCATTATTGCTCATTAGTCGTCAGAATGGAAAATCTCACCTCGGTAGAGTCAGGGTAATTTGGGGCATGTTCTATGGCGGGGAAAAGAAGCTCATAATTATGTCTGCTAATAGATCAACATCGCTCATGTTATTTCGTGAGATTGCATGGATCATCGAATCAACTCCAGAGTTAAAGGCTATGACTAAGGCCATTCGTTATGCCAATGGTGGCGAGAGAATAGAGCTTCTCAATGGAGCAACCCTTGATGTAATCAGCGATAATAGTTCGTCTCCCAGAGGTCGAACAGCTGACTTCTTATGGATTGACGAAATTCGAGAAATCTCAGCAGACGGGTATAAAGCAGCAGTTCCTGTAACGAGAGCCCGCGCCAATTCCCAAACATTTTTGACATCGAATGCTGGAGACCATTTCTCAGAAGTTTTGAACGGCCTTGTCGAGCGCGCTAAGGATTATCCGCCAGAGACCTTTGGTTACTATGAGTATTCTGCTCCTCAGTATTGCAAGATAGATATTAGATCAGAAGCCTTTTGGCGAGATGCTGTAGCTCCTAGTAATCCAGCACTTTCATACATCATCACAAAGGAATCAATCGAGGAAGCCATTGCAACAAATCCGATTGAACAGACTCGTACCGAGACTCTTTGTCAGTGGATTGATTCATTGCAAAGTCCGTGGCCTCATGGCATTCTTGAAGAGACTAGCGATAGCACTATGGAGATTGCAGTTGGGGCATACACAGTCTTTGCCTTCGATGTAAGTCCTAGCAGACGAAATGCATCTCTTATCGCAGGCCAGATACTTCCAGACGGACGAATTGGCATTGGAATTATGGAAGCATGGAGTTCTCAGGTCGCAGTTGATGATCTAAAGATTGCAGTTGCTATTAAAGGCTGGTGTGACATTTACAGACCGCGATTAGTGTGTTACGACAAATACGCAACGCAATCCATAGCAGATAGATTGAAACAAGCTGGAGTAATGACTGAGGATGTCTCAGGCCAGCAGTTCTATCAGGCATGTGGTGATTTACTTACTGGATTGGTAACTAATAAGGTTGTCCATAATGGTCAGGCAGAATTGATTAGCCAGTTTAATAACTGTGCAGCTAAGGTCAATGACTCCGCGTGGAGAATTATCAAGCGTAAATCCGCAGGCGATATAAGTGCCATTATCGGTGTTGCAATGGCAGTAAGTAAGTTAATGCTTCCAGCACCTAAACCTCAGATTGTGACTTAGACACGCCTTATCATATTGTCTAATTACTTGACAAATGCTATAATATCTGACTATGGGTATATTTACGCGAGCAGTACCAACGCAAACTAAGCCGACTGTCGTAGCGCAATATGCCCCACAAAATCTTGGAGACCCATATCTATTCTCTGGGTTCGCCACGATTGATCGTAATGCAGCTCTTGGAATCCCAAGCCTTGTTCGTGCAAGAAATCTTATCTGCAACACAGTCGCAGCTATGCCGCTCGAATTGTATAAGAAATCAACTGGTGAAGAATTAGGAAAGCCAGTATGGATGGATCAACCTGCTTTCAATCAACCGCGTTCAGTTACGATTGCATACACTTGCGAATCGCTCTTATTTTTTGGAGTAAGTTATTGGTTGGTAAAATCTCGGTATCAAGAGGACGGACGCCCTGCATCATTCGAGTGGTTGCCTAATTATCGCGTAACTCCAAAGTATTCTCCAGATGCACAAACTATTGAATCTTATTATGTAGATCGTAAAGAAGTCTCTAATGAAGATATGGTTACATTCCAAGCATTAAGCGATGGAATCTTAACTACTGGTGGTCAAGTATTAAGAGCAGCTCTAGATTTAGAAACTGCTTCAGCGATTGCTGCTTCAACACCAATGCCTTCTGGATATATCCGCAATTCTGGCGCTGACCTTGATCCTAAAGAAGTTCAAGGATTATTAGCTGCATGGAAGGCTGCTCGACAGAATCGTGCAACTGCTTATCTTACTTCTACTCTTGAATATAACGCCACATCATTCTCACCAAAGGACATGATGTATAATGAGGCCAAACAGGATTACGCTACTCAGATTGCTCGTCTTTGCAACATTGATGCTTTTTATCTTAGTGCAGATGCCAATAACTCAATGACTTATAGCAATCTTCTTGATTCTCGTAAGCAATTCGTCTCTCTTACTTTGCAACCTTTCATCTCAGCCATTGAAGATAGACTCTCAATGAATGACATTACTGCAATGACTAATGAAGTTCGCTTTGACTTAGACGCATCGTTCTTACGCGCTAATCCAATGGACGAATTGCTAGTAATTGAGAAGTTGCTAACTCTCGGACTAATCGATATTAATACTGCAATGGAAATGACTGACCTAACACCTAATGGAAGCAATGGTATGAGCTAATGGAAAATATCCTCACATTCTCAGCGGATTTAACTGCTGACACTGCTAAGAGAATTATCTCTGGCAAAATTGTGCCAATGGGAACGGGCGAAATCGGCTCAACCTCAGCTGGTGCAGTCGTATTCGAAAAGGGAAGCATTCAACTTCCAGAAGATCCAAAGTCTGTGAAGTTGCTAAATCAGCACAACACAAAAGAGCCTTTAGGCAAAGCACAATTTTTTAATGAAGTTGATGGAGAAGGCATTTATGCATCCTTCAAGATTTCTGCATCTACTCGTGGTAACGATGCACTCATTACTGCAAGCGAAGGCTTGACATCTGGCTTATCAGTCGGTGTTGAAGTTCTAAAGTCAAATCATAAGGCTGGAGTCATGCATGTAACTGCTGCTCGCCTTATGGAAGTAAGTTTAGTAACAGAGCCAGCATTCAAGTCGGCTCAGGTCACTGATATTGCTGCTTCGGAGGAAGAAACTCCTGTTGAAGTAGTAGAAGAAACCCAACCAACAGAAAGCGAGACAGCTGTGGAGAATACTCCAGAGACAGTTGCAGCACCAGTAGAGGCAGCAGCGGTTGAAGCTGCTCGACCAACTGTTACTGTGACAAATGTGCGCGAGCGCATTGCACCAATGACTTCAGGTCAATATCTAGAACACTCAATCAAGGCAGCGACTGGTTCAGATGAATCACGCCGTATTATCCGTGCAGCAGATGATGATACATCTACTAACACAGGTCTAACACTTGCTCCACACATGAACGAGTTCATTACTAATCAGGTGACATCACGCGCTGCTATCGAAGCAGGCTCACGCGGAGCGCTCCCAGCTTCAGGTCTATCATTCACAATTCCACGCGTTACAGGTAATGCTGCTGCTGGAGATGTTAATGAAGGTGCAACAACAACTGAAACAGGAATCACATCTGATTACCTAACAGTCAATGTTAATAAGTTCGCAGGAATGCAGACAGTTTCATGGGAGCTTCTAGATCGCTCAGCTCCATTGTTCTATGATGAAATGATCAAGAACCTAACAAACGCTTACGCTAACTCAACAGATGCAGCAGTAATTGCAGCACTTCTTGCAGGCGGTACAGCAGCATCAACAACAGCTGCAACAGCAACTGGCTTCCAGTCATTCGTAGCAACAGAAACTGCTGCAGCATATAAGGGTACTGGCCAATTCGCTCGTAACCTCATTGCTTCAACAGATGTCTGGGCTGCAATCATGGGCTACCAAGACACAACAAACCGTGCGCTATACACAGCAGCAGCTCCAATGAACGCTTCTGGTAACGCAGCACCAACAGCTCTAACTGGCTCAGTTCTTGGACTCAACCTTTATGTTGATCCAAACATCGGAGTATCTGGAGTTATTGACAACTCTTGCTACATCGTTTCACCAGAGGCATACACAACTTACGAATCACCTACAACTCGCTTGCAGGTTCAGGTTCTAGGTTCAGGACAGGTTGAAATCGCTGTCTATGGTTACTTGGCTATCGCAGTTAAGAACCCACTTGCTATCCGTAAGTTCAACCTTACCTAAGCAACCCTAAGTCGCTAAGAGGGGCAGTAGCCCTCTGCCCCTCTTAGTCTTTAGAAAGGAATAGCATGTCGCTTACAACAGTCTCAGAGCTACGCACAACTCTTGGAGTTGGCACTCTTTATACTGACGCGACCCTTCAAGAAGTCTGTGATGCTTCAGATGTAGTCCTAATTCCAATGCTCTGGACTCCTAATCAGTACGCAGTAGCTCACAGCAATGTTCCTAGCATTGGCACTCTTTACTTTGACATTCCAGTTAGAGACATCTTCTATGTTGGAGAATCTGTAACTGTTTCTAACTGTGGTACAAAATACGCTGGCACTAAGACCATTACGGCAGTCGGCGATTATTCAATTAGCATGGCAACTACTCACACCACAACTGTGAAGTATCATCCTATTGAGCCTTATGGCACGGTTGCTCCAGAGAATTACACAGACTGGACAACAGATACAGCAATTCAAAACGCAGCTTTGATGATCGCTGTTGAAATATGGCAAGCGCGTACTGCGACCCTTTCAGGCAGTAACCTTGTTGATTTCCAGCCTTCCCCTTACCGAATGAGCGCACAGCTTCTCGCTAAGGTGCGAGGATTGATAGCACATGCACTAGACCCTCGCTCGATGGTGGGATAATGACAGTTGCTATTACTACACTTAGAACAACACTTGCGACTGCTCTAGTCGATAATTCTAAATACCAGACTTTCGCATTCCCGCCTGCAACAGTATTGGCTAATTCAGTAATTGTGTCTCCAGATGACCCATACTTGACACCTAATAACAATTCTCAGATTTCAATTAGTCCTCTTGCTAATTTCAAGATTGTAATGACTGTGCCTTTGTTCGATAATGAAGGCAATCTTAACGGCATTGAAGATACTGTCTGTGGCGTGTTCGCCAAATTAGCGGCATCTGCTCTGACCTATAATGTAAGCGCAGTAAGTGCGCCTAGTGTTCTCAATGCTGCTTCGGGAGACCTTCTCAGCTGCGAGATGTCCGTATCAATCCTTACGAGTTGGAGTTAATATGTCCGAGTGGGAAAAAGAAAATGCAGACTTCCTGAAGAAAATCGGGCAAGTTAGCGAACCAGCAACAAAGCCAGCATCTACTAAGAAAGACGAGGAATAATCCAAATGGCTGTATTTCTGAATAATAATGTCGGCGTGAAGATTAACTCTGTTGATCTAAGCGACCATGTAACGGCTGTAACAATCAATCGTTCATTCGATGAACTAGAAGTAACTGCAATGGGTGACACAGCACACAAGTTCGTAAAGGGCTTGGAAGCATCTACTGTCACTATTGACTTCCTGAATGACACAGCAGCAGCAAGCGTTCTTGCAACACTTCAAGCTGCATGGGGAACAACAGTAACCTGTGTATTCCTACAGACAAAGGGAACAGCAGTATCTGCTACTAACCCTCTATACACTGTTTCATTACTTGTCAATAACACAACTGACATCAATGGTTCTCCAGCTGATGTTGGAATGCAGTCAATTACTTTTACTGCTAACTCAACAGTTGCAGTAGCGACTACAGGTTCATTCTAAATAATTAAACAAAGGGGCTGAGCATGGCAAAACTAAAGATAGTTCGTACAGATGGAAGCGTTATTGAAGGTGAGATTACTCCAGCAGTGGAGTATGCATTCGAGCAATACGCTAAAAAGGGCTTTCATAAGGCTTTTCGTGATGACGAGAAGCAAACGGATGTCTATTGGATTGCATGGGAAGTCCTACGCAGATCAGGTGAAACTGTTAAGCCTTTCGGGGTTGAGTTTATCGAGACACTTAAAAATGTCGAGGTGCTGGACTCAGACCCTTTGTCTTAAAGCGAGATTTGCCTTTCACCTATCTAATCGCTCGGTTGAGTATTAGATTGCAAATCCCGCCACAGCAGTTACTAGAGTTAGACCCAATAATGCTTCAAGCCTTGTTGCAGGGTCTCAAAGATGAAGCAAAGGAGATTCAAGATGCCAGTAAGCGTAAAGGGCGGTATTGAACTCCGTAAGGCTCTACGCGCCTATACGCCTGACTTGGCTAAGCAGATGCCAAAAGAGATTGCAGCAGCCTTAAAACCTGTTGTGAAGGTTGCTAAAGGGTATCTGCCAGACAACGGCTCAATCCTTAGCGGGTGGCGCACACGCGAAAACTACACTGGCAAGTTCCCACTTTATGATGCCAGCACAGCAAGACGAGGCATTTCATATAAGACTTCTCCATCTAAGGCTAATAAAAGAGGCTTTAGATCATTAGCTCGTTTAATGAACAAAACTGCTGCTGGTGCTATTTATGAAACTATGGGGCGCAAGACTCCATCTAGCAAGTTCGTCCAGACTCAGAACAGTAAATATGCTGGTGAGTTCAAGGGTGATAACAAAGAGCGCGGGCGTGTTCTATTTCGTGCATATGATGAAGATAGAGGCGCAGCTCGAGATGGTGTATTAAGAGCTATAGAAAAGGCCAACAAAGACTTTAAGAAGGCAACCGCATGAGTATTTTAATTGATGTCGCAGCCGAGTTCACTGGCAAGAAAGCCTTTAAGCAAGCAGATACTGCTACCGAAAAACTCACTAAGTCAGCTAAGAATCTAGGTAGAACTCTAGGAATCAGTTTAGGCACAGCAGCCATTCTTGGCTTTGCTAAGGCTTCCGTAAAAGCAGCAGCCGATGATCAGAAGGCGCAGAAGCAATTAGCCTTAGCTCTTAAGAATGTTGGTTTAGAGCGCGATGCTGCTTCGGCTGAATCCTATATCCAGCGACTCCAGAGCGAGTTCGGCGTAGTCGATGACAAACTTCGTCCTGCTTATCAGAAGTTGGCTATCGCCACACGCTCATCGGCGGAGACCCAAAAGTTACTTAGTCTTTCACTTGATATTAGTGCTGCTACTGGCAAGGATTTAGAAGCAGTAACTGGAGCGTTATCTAAGGCTTATCTAGGATCTAATACTGCATTATCTAAATTAGGTGTAGGCATATCTAAAGCAGACCTTAAGACCAAGTCTTTCAATGATATTACTAACCAGTTAGCAGATACCTTCAAGGGTGCTGCTGCTGCCTCGGCTGCAACCTTTGCTGGTTCGATTGCTAAACTAGGTGTTGCATCTCAGAATGTAAAAGAAATTATTGGTACTGGCATTATTGATGCCCTTAAAACTCTTGGCAATGATGATTCAGTATCTAACCTTGCTAAAGACATGGAATCTGTGGCTACTTCTGTTGCAGATGCTATTCGTGGAGTTGGAATCTTGCTTGCAGAATTACAGAAGATTCCTGGTATTGGTGCTGTAGGAAACATACTTGGATTCTTATACAAAGCCTCTCCAGTTGGAATGCTTGCAGATTTAGGTGCGCAGTCTCGCCGTAAGGCAGAAGTTGCAGCCCAAAAGAATCCAGTTCAATCTGGCTCATATTTAAGCAAGCCTACAACTGCTCAGACTAAGGTTGCAAAAGAAACTCTTAAAGTAAGCACTGCTCAATTAAAACTGGCTAAGGCTCAGTCAATCTTTGACATTCAAAAGATTCAAATTGAGGCAGCTCTTAAGGGTAAGATTTCAGAAGAAGAGCGTATTCGTCTAAAGTTAATGCAAGCCATTGAATCTGAAAACATTGATCAGATTGATAAATATACAAAGATGCTGGGCGATGCACAAACAAAGACAGCAGAGTTAGTCAGCACTTTAGCCAGTATCAAACCTCTTGATGACATATTTAAGAATTGGTCATTTATGTCGGTTAAAGAGCAATTAGCCAGTCTTTCAAGTTATTTCAATACTTTCGCTGGTTCAGCAGCTTCTGCCTTTTCTTCTTTAGGTTCAGCACAAAAGGCTGCACTTGGTGGTTATGTACCATTTGTAGGTGCAACTAATGCATCTCTTGGCATTACATCTACAGGCGGTGGAATGACATCAACGCCATCCACAGTAGGTTTAGGAACTAACGGCACAGGTACTCAAGTGCCAGCGGGTGTAACTATTAACACGACCATTCAAGGTTCAATCATTGCTGAAAATGATCTTAATCAGGCCATCAATGATGCTCTTGCTGCTTCAGGATGGGCAGGGTCTGCAATTGGATACTCCCGTCAGGCAGTTATTACGGCGGTCTAATGGCACTTCCAGCAACCTTAACAGTATCGATAAACTTTGCTAATGGCCCTGCCTATGGCATTCCTTTTACCCTTGATGATCCTGCTAAAGGTATTCTTGGAACGAATGTATTAGCCGATAATGCATCTCTGGTTATTGACTATTCAACCTCTACAACTAATATCGCTATTCGTAGAGGTCGCAACCTTTTACAGGATACTTACGATGCTGGTCAAGCAACAGTCAAGATATTAGACCCCAATGGAGATTTTAACCCTCAGAATACTGCCTCACCGATATATGGTTACTTACAACCAGCTAGAAAACTTCGTATTTCTGCCAATTATGGTGGTATTGATTATTATCTATTCTCAGGTTATACGGCTGAATATCGCTATACCTATCCTCAAGGCCAAGAGACTGCTTATGTCAGCATTACTGCCTTTGATGCATTTAAGATATTTAATACTTCAGCTATTACTTCAGTAACTGGCTCAGCAGCAGGTCAGACAACTGGTACTCGTATTGGCAAGATTCTAGACACAATTAACTGGCCTTTAACTATGCGAGATATTGATACAGGACAGACTACCTGTCAGGCAGACCCTGCAAGTTCTAGAGCTGCACTTACTGCCCTTAAGACTGTTGAACTAACTGAATATGGCGCTTTCTATATCGACCCTAGTGGCAATGCTGTATTCCAAGATAGAGCCTTTACAACTACTTCTGTAGCTGGTACTCCTACAGTGTTTAATCAGACAGGCACAGGCATTCCTTACGCCAATGTTAAGTTCGCCTTTGACGATAAACTGGTCTACAACCAAGCTAACATCCAGCGCACAGGCGGTACTACTCAAACTGCCAGTGATGCTACTTCTATTGATACTTACTTCTTGCACTCATACACTCAGCAGAACCTTCTTATGGAGACCGATGCGGTGGCTCTGGACTTTGCTAAGGCTTATGTTGCTTCTCGCAAGGATACAACTATCCGCATTGATTTCCTAAGCCTTGACCTTATGACTCCAAATTATACAGCTGGAGTAACAGCAGCTCTTAACCTTGATTACTTTGACCCTGTAACTATCACCAACACAACCGATAGCGGATCAACAATAACCAAGACTTTACAGGTTCAAGGTGTAAGCCATGACATAACCCCTAATTCATGGATGACTACTTTTACAACTATGGAGCCAATAATCGATGGTTTCATACTCGACTCGACATTATACGGTATTCTTGGCACATCCGTATTAAGTTACTAAGGAGCAATAATGGCAGCTGGATGGCCGACAAAGGCTAATTACGCGACAGGCGATGTCCTGAGCGCAACAAACATGAACGACCTGTCGGGTACTGTCAATTACATTGATCCGACCTCAGCAACAGATGGACAAGTGCTGACCCGCGATGCTGCATCTGCTGGCAAAGTTAAATGGGCTACAGCTGGTTCAAGTGGTTCATCTCAAATAGCTGGTAAAAATGCAGTTATCAATGGTGATTTTCTTATCAATCAAAGAGCATTCACATCTAACACAACAACGGGTGCATATAACTTTGATAGATGGCTGCAGCAAAACTCGGGTGGTACTTTCACAGTAACACCACAAACTTTTACACCAGGAACCGCACCAATAGCAACTTATGAAGGTCGCACATATGTGCAAGGAATTACTGCAACTCAATCTGCTGTTGGTCATTATGCAATCTTGACGCAACGAATTGAAGATGTAACTCGTTATGCTGGTACAACAGTCACAATATCTTTTTTCGCTAAAGCCAATACTGGCACACCTAAAATTGGTGTAGAACTGTGGCAAGATTATGGAACAGGTGGTTCGCCTTCTACTGCTGGAACAGTCGCACAATCTAGCGTCACATTAACGACTTCTTGGGCTAGATATTCAGTGAGCGTTGCAGTGCCTTCTCTTACAGGCAAAACGCTAGGCACAACTGCCAACACTTCATATCTTGAATTAAACCTTTGGACTTCAGCAGGTTCTACCTACAACACACGGGCTTCCAGTATTGGAATCCAAAACTTTACAGCCTCAATATGGGGTGTGCAATTAGAATATGCGAGTGCTGCAACTTACTTTACAACAGCGACAGGAACACTTCAAGGAGAATTAGCTGCGTGTCAGCGTTATTATCAAGCTTTAGGTGGTCAATCTATTGGAGTCTTTGAGGCACTTAACTCTTACGATGGTATGTGGTCATTATTGACAGCAATGCGTACCACTCCGAGTATTTCATATACTGGAACTATTACAGGTTATGGAGTAGCAAGCGGTAACAATCCAGTAACAGCAGTTTCACTTAAGTCAGGCAATACTGTTAATCAATTAGTTATTGCTTGCACTGGCCCAACAGGCGCAGCAGGAACAGGTACTTTTACATCTGGTACTGGTGCAATTTTAGCGAACTCGGAGCTATAAAATGGAATACACATATACAGAAATCTTTGATAAAGATGGCGTTCTTCAATGCATCAATCGCTCAGATGGTTGGTCAATTCCTATTGATCCTGCTAATTCTGACTATCAAGAATACTTAAATCCGAGTGAAGCCAAAGTTATCTAAAGCAGCAATACAGCTCCGAGAGCAGTTCGATGATTCATACCCAAGTCGTGACCGCACATCGGATGGCTGGATCGGTGATACTCGACACGCAGCTCGCCCTAGCGATCATAATCCCGATGCTAATGGTTGGGTTCGTGCCATCGATGTTGATCGTGATGTCAGTGGTCGGAGCAAGCCAGACCTCATGCCAGATATTGCAGATCAGATTCGTCTCTTATGCAAGTCTAAAAGAGAAAAACGCATTACCTACATTATCTTTGATGGTCGTATCGCCTCAAGCAAAAAGGCTTGGGAGTGGCGAACATACGAGGGCTCAAACAAACACAACCACCACTGTCATATCTCGTTTTCGCAAGAAGCTGACAATGATGGTTCTTTTTTTCAAGTACCTATGTTAGGAGCAAGTCAATGAATGAACTAAAGACAGCAGCAGGTTCTTGGGCTAGAGCCTTCTTAGTAGCAGTAATCTCAATGGCAGCAGCTGGAGTCACTGACCCTAAAGCTCTTATTGCAGCAGGTGTTGCATCCATCCTTCCACCAGTATTGCGCTTTCTCAACAGCAATGACCCTGCACTAGGAATTAAAAAGTGACACAATCTGACTTCTTCACACTCTACCTAGCAACACTAGCAATCATTGGTGGCCTGTCTGGGTATGTAATTACCCACTTGCTGTCTGAGATTAAAAGACTCAACACGCGAGTCGATGAAATCTACAACATCTTACTAGACAGGTAACATTCTGCTATGGCAAGAAAAGCAACTAAGGCATTAGAGGATCAAGGTTACTCAAAGCTAGATGCTTATTGCATTGGGCTTTATGAGTATTTCTGTAGTCTTAAGCGAGCAGGCTTCAAGGAAGATGTAGCCATGTTCATGATTACTGAACCTAATGCTTACCCTGCTTGGATATTGCCTAATCCTGTCGATCCAGAGAAGTTCGGCAACTACGAAGATGAGGACGATGACTAAAGCCCGCTATCTTGTTATATCGGATTTACAAATCCCATATCACCATGAGCAAGCTGTTAAGAATCTTATCAAGTTAGTAAAGCGAGAAAAGTTCGACCTCATTCTAAACACTGGTGATGAGTTAGATATGCAGTCTCAATCGCGTTGGGCGCAGGGGACTGCTCTTGAGTGGGAAGGTACGCTAGATGCTGACAGAAGCCTTGCGCAGGATATTCTCTATGAACTCGGCACAACAGATGTCACTCGGAGCAATCACACAGACCGCCTATACCACACACTATTACGCGCACCTAGCCTCATCGGATTACCAGAACTGGAATACGCAAAGTTTATGGACTTCGCTGGACTCGGAATCCGCTTCCATAAAAGACCATTCGAGTTTCATAAGGGATGGGTCTTAGTACATGGCGATGAAGGATCAATGAACTCCAATGCTGGACTCACAGCTCTAGGGCTGGCTAAGAAGTTCGGCAAGTCTGTGGTCTGTGGTCACACTCACAGGGCAGGTATTAGTGCCTTCACAGAGGGCATAGGAGCCTCATACAGGACTTTGTGGGGCTTAGAGGCAGGAAATGTCATGGACAAGAAGAAAGCCTCTTATTTGAAGGCTGGAGCGGCTAACTGGCAAATGAGCGTGGCAGTCATTGAGACGCATGGAGACCATGTTTCACCCATGCTAGTACCCATTAATAAGGATGGTTCATTTACCTTGTACGGGAAGTTGTACCAGTAAATCGTTATCATTTCGTTACCTAAATGTACTTGATTTGGCGGCAGTAAGCGCGACACTAATCCTGTAACCAACCGAGGGCGTTGGTACAGATAGGTACAGATCATGGCAACGATAGAAATCTATGAAAGTGCAGTAACTACAAAGGAAACGCTTTATTGCATATATTGTGATGAGCAAGTGCCAAATAGAACACATTGCATCCCCTGCAATGAATACAAAAGTGTTGTCACACTGTCTCAGTATGTTGAGTTCAATGGACATTACCCACGCATCAAGGCGGTCAAATAATGAAGATTACAGCTAAAGACTTTGACAATTTGACAGACACTGTCATGGGCTGGAAAGGCAATGACTGGGAACTTCAAGCTGAAAGATTTGCTGAGAAGTGTCAGGGCGATTGGGCTGTTATTTGTTGGTATGACTCACTAATTGCCATGCTTATGGCTCGCACATTCCTAGAGCAAAATCATCACGCATTCCAAGAGTCATACGATCACAACATGGAATCTTGGGTATTGCTAACTAACTACGATTCATTCAATATGGCGGTGTCAGCATGACTAACAATGAAAAGCTACTAATCATTTGCCTTATTGGGGCAGGCATTAGCTCTATAGTATGGATACTTCAATCGTACAAAGCAGCTTACGAACGCGGACATCGCGATGGCTGGCATAAAGGTCGTGCGGTTAATCGTGCAGATTTTTGGCAAGAATGAAACATGGAGAGATACTTAGTTCTGCCACTGATCTATACAAGGACAGAGGACTCGCTTACGGCCACCCAAGTGACAATATGGCGCGAGCAGCAAGACTCATCAGTGCCTACCTTGAAATGCCAGTGGAAGATTACCAAGTTGCAGTTATCCTATCGCTGGTCAAAATCGCAAGAACAATTGAAGATGGAACTCGAGAAGATTCTTGGATAGATGCAGCCAGTTATCTAGCAATAGCTGGACAACTCCAAACAGAGGAGAATGACTTATATGTTTAATTTAGCCGATTATGAGCCAGTGGAGGTTCGACTTGAAAAGTTTATTAAAGACCATCCAGATTTTCGCATTAGCACTGAGTTGGAAGTTGTGGAAGCTAGTAGATATATTGTTAAGGCTTATCTCTATAAGACTAGCCAAGATAGCATCGCATGGGCAACGGGGTACGCTGAGGAAACAGTTAGCACGCGCGGGGTCAATCAAACTTCTGCATTGGAGAATTGCGAGACATCTGCAATTGGCAGAGCACTTGCAAATGCGGGTTATGCTCCTAAAGGAAAGCGTCCTAGCCGAGAAGAAATGAAAAAAGTTGCACCTAATCATCCAGCTCTGCAAGTAGTGCCACAGCCAGTTGATGTGGATTACTGGAACACATCCTTTAATGAACAAGCAGTAATTACAGAAATTGTCAATACTCAGTTAGATGTTCCGTCATGTGTTCATGGTGAAATGATGTGGCAGACAGGAATAAGTCAGAAAAATGGAAAAGAATGGGGTCGCATGACATGCCAATCTAAGGGGCAGACTGGTGGCATGGATCCTTGTCCACCGATTTGGTACAACATCGGACGCAATGGTAAATGGGAACCTCAGAAGGTGAGGGTATAATGGGATACGCAGAATTACACACATCGGACGGATGGGTCAATGTCGAGGACATTCCTATGGTTGATACAGTAATTTGCCAGTTGTGCAATGAACCAACAGAAGCTAAGGACATCACAATTACTGCAAGAATTGTTGAAGGCGTAGTAGTTGCAGGCACTTGGTCATGCAATAAGTGCAAAGCAGTCAATGGCTAGTCAAGCAAGAAAGCACCGAGGTTTTCGCACAGAGCGAGTTGTAGCTGAGTACCTATCGACTCAGTGGCAGGGCGCATGTGTGGGAAGGGGTAGTGGCAAGGATATTGTCAATGTGCCATTCGATGTTGAAGTCAAAGCCCGCGCTGGATTTCAACCGCTT